ATTTGAATTATGTTAATTTTTGTGTTTTAAAATACGCGAGACGAATACATACTTAAGCTTTAATTAGCTTAGTTGGAGAAGGCCAAACCGCCCATGCCACTTTGGATGCGGAGAACGTTGTAGTTAACAGCGAACATGTGCATGTTGGTGATACCGTGGCCAGATGGAGAGGTGACCGCGACTTGGGCATTGTCGATACGAGAGAAGTTGCAAGTACCAGTTGGTTGGTGCTCTTCTGGCTTGAGTGCAAAGGAGTATGAGTACACACCTGGGTATGGGTTACCCGAGTGGTGGTTGTACGCTTGGACTTGGTTGAAGTACTTACCCTTTTGGGCCTTGAAGCGATCTTGGCCGTTGAGGACCAACTTGAATTCGGTCATTGGACCAGCTTCATCTTCAGTGAAGAGAGCGGTGGAACCATCTTCACCGCACTTGACAAGTGGGACACCGGTCGCGTATGAAGTTGGGACATAGCAGTTGCCGGAAAGCTCAGCGAAAGCGTTAGATTCGAGCTGGATGGCACTACCCGCTGGGTGGAGGGTGAAGTTCCACAATTGCGCCGCAACGTTGGACGCGGTGGTGGAGGAGTCGTTGAAGCACCAGACCAATTCTTTGACTGGGTGGTTGAAACTGAGACGCTTGTTGGTAGTTTGACCCGCGGTGATAGAGTCAACGCCAGTGTGTTGGACTTGCTCAATGAGGTATTCGTGACCCTTTTGCGCGAATCGGCGGCGTTCCTCGGTGTCGAGGTACACGTAGTTCGCCCACACCTTGAATCGGTCGGTGTTACAGTAGCTAGCGAACTTGTCAGTCAAATCGAAATCGATGCGGACTTCGTGGTATTGAAGGGCAATAAGTGGCAAATACAAACCTGGGTTGCGGTTGAAGAAGAAGATCAATGGCAAGAACACAGTGTCACCATCGATCGCAGTGGTCATCTTACCCCAAGAAGCCTTCTTGGACTCATCCAAGTAAAGCTCGGAGTACAAACGCCACCAGCGTTGGTAGTGCTTGTCGATGCGTTGACCACCAATGGACAATTCAGCGGACGCGATCGCACGTTCGGCAACCCAGTTGTTATCGAAGTTGGAAGTGTTGTCGTTGTCCGCGGTCGAAGTCACACCCGCATTGGATTCGAGTTCGACGTACATGTCACCGACCAAATCACCGTTGCGGGCAATGGTCACGGAAACTCGTCCTGAGTTGGAAGCGGAACCATTGACAGTTTGTTCGATGTTTTCCATCGCGAAGTTGGTGTGACGCTTGTACACCGCTTGGAAGAAGGTAACTTTTGGGTTACCTGTGAGATAGACATCTTGGGCGCCATAGGCGACGAGTTGCATGAGGCCACCAGCCATTGTGAGAGTTTTTGTACTATACACTGAGAAAAAAATTTTGGTCGAAATCGCGGATGTGCGAAATTTTCGATTTCAATTTTTCTCAGTCTAGGTTAAAATGTCGTCTCGCCCTGAAGATGAAGAGCCAGTTGAGGAAGTTGAGGAAGGGGAAATCGTCTCCGAGGAAGAAGAGGAAGATATTGAATTTGATGAGGATGAAGAATTCTTCCAAGAAGATGAGGACGAGGGCGTGGATCTTGCAGGACTTATGAGCTCCCTCTTGGCAACCCCAGACGGCGACACCGTGTGCTCCGCCCTGGTAAACCTCTGTTACCAATTGGAAACCCAAAATAAGATACTCATAAAGATGCTCGCCAAAATGCAACCCCCAAAATCAGCTTAGAAACAAAAATCGTTATTCAGTAAATACATAGAAATGGAACATACCCATTTCATTGATAAGGAACCTAATAAGTATGAGGCTCTGACGGAGCTTCAGAAACAGCACATCCAATCAATGAAAGAAGATCAGGTACTAGAGACCATTGACAAGTTCGAACACGCATGGTCGCTCAAATCAAATGACTTTAGAAATGCTCGTGAACTGGGGTATCGCCAATTTGTTCACCCAGACAACTTTGATGACTATGGTAATCCGAATGTAAATGACATCGATCTCCTGGCAATCAAAGGCATCCGCGACAAACAGATGACATATCTCACGAACCTTAAGAACCATGTGAGAGATCTCAAGATTCACAAACAGGAACCAAACGACGACGGAATCACTGTGATGAAACGAATCAATAACATCAAGCGACAAGTCGATGATGGATATCACAATATTAGGCGTCACTATATGTCATTTGAGCGAGTAGACAATCCAACGGTCCAGCCACAATTCAGTGTCCTGGGTGATCCAACAACCCTCGACGCCGAAGAAGTCGAGAACTCCACTCCATTTCAGAAATGTCTCCTGTACTCCCTGGATCAAACATACAAAGCGGGCTACCGTAGATACAAAGGGCAGTGCTGCGAAGAGATTAAGACTATTGAAGGTCACAGAACACGAGCCTGGCAAACAAAGTTCACCATAGAACAGTTTGTCTATTCACTCGCACAGAAAGATGACAACTTTGAGGTCTGGAAGAACTTTACGAGTCGTGGTACGGTTTTTAGAGATGTGATTGACAATATGTCAAAGTGTATTGATGCTCAGTTTCCAGAGATTACAAAGAGACGCCATGTGTGGTCATTTAGGAATGGTGTCTTTGTGGGTAAGGAATGGATTCCAGATCGTGGTGTCTATGATTGCTGCTTTTATTCCTATGACAGCCAAGAGTTCCGATGCCTCGATCCAACTATTATTGCCTGCAAATACTTTGATCAGCAGTTTGATGACTTTTCCCACATTGAGAGATGGCAAGACATTCCGACGCCATGGTTTGACTCAATCTTAAAGTATCAAAACTTTGAGGACGAAGTGTGTGACTGGGCGTATGTCATGGGTGGCCGTCTCTGCTACGATGTGGGTGAGTTGGACGGGTGGCAAGTGATTCCATTTTTCAAAGGTATCGCGCGTTCGGGGAAGTCTACTCTCATTACTAAGGTTTTCAAGAAGTTCTATGAAAATGAAGACATTGGGACTCTCTCAAACAACATTGAAAGAAAGTTTGGTCTCTCTGCAATCAAGGATTCTTTCATGTTCATTGCCCCAGAAGTCAAGGGTGATCTGGCTCTTGAACAGGCGGAGTTCCAATCTATGGTATCTGGTGAAGATGTTTCTGTTGCCGTCAAAAACAAGACAGCGGTTTCCATTGAATGGAATGTACCGGGTGTCCTCGGTGGTAATGAAGTCCCTAACTGGAAAGATAATTCCGGTTCCGTACTTCGCCGTATTTTGCCATGGAACTTTGCCAAGCAGGTGCGCGACGCAGATCCCCAACTTGATGAAAAGCTGAACCGGGAATTACCTATTATTTTACTCAAATGTGTCAAGGCGTACCTCGAGTATTCAAACAAGTACAGGGACAAGGATATTTGGAATGTTGTACCCGAGTACTTCAAGAAGATTCAGAAACAAGTTGCGATGGTTGCGAGTACCCTCCACAATTTCCTAGAAAGTACCAATATCATCTATGGCAAAGAGCTCTTCGTGCCTCAAAAGTTGTTTGTCCAGGTATTCAACCAACACTGTCAGGCAAATAATTTGGGCAAGCACAAGTTTAACCAGGACTTCTATGCGGGTCCTTTCAGTTCGAGGGACATTGAGGTCAGGGATGAAGTTGTGAATTATAAGGGACGTACATACCCAAGACAACCCGTTATCTATGGTGTAGATGTGGTCGAAGAAAGCTTGGGTTTCACCGATGACTACTAAAAAAAATACTAACCAATAGTAATAATGAGCCAGCAGCTCAGGGAATTTGTGAAGCAGTCGGGGGTTGAGGTCAGTCCCTCTTCAACTTCCACAACTGCGTCAAATAATAATTTGATACGCGAAATTGAAGCAGATCTTGGAATCCAAAAACCACAGACATTTCCACCAAAATTAGAAAAAAATATCATGAGCAATGAAAACTATGGTGAATTTGCTGAGTTTTTGAATATGTCGAATAACGAGAACAACAATGTAAATAACATTATCGCAATGGCTGAACGAAATGTGAAATTTGTCGTGAGCAAATTGAATCCTGGAATGTTTAACGCAACTGTGAATAAGGAATTTAGTGCTGAAGCACGAATTGATCTCAAGAGGATTCTATTGAAGAACCCACTTCCAAGAACACCTATTGGCGAAGGTCTTTATATAGACACACAAGAGATCAACGGCATTTATGGGAGATTCATGACTGGATTTACACATAGTAAAGAATATGGGAAGCAAGGAGACCTCAATAAGAACTTTTTTACTGTTCAACTCAAAATTGTCGTCTCTAATGGTTCAGAGAAAAAGGGTGCCACAGTCAATTTTTACAGAAATGGTAAGATACGATTTTCAGGTGGCTTCATTGGCGACAACATTGCGAGACAACCAGAGTTGATTCGTCGATTTATCGTTGATTCATATTCCGATAAGCAACCTTTCTTGTACAATCCATTTGAGTACAACAATCTCAGTGGTCAATTTAGAGTGAATGGACATTTCAAAAATATGCAAAGAATTGCGTCCAATTACAGAGCCTATGGATTTACAAGTGTTTCCTATGAATCCGAATTGTCGCCATTTATGTATGTGACATACCAAGGCCACAAATACATTTTGGCTTCAAGTGGTAACATTCAGATTTCTGGGGCACAATCACCTTCCAATATGCTTGAAGCTTACAATGTGGGTATGGAACTCGCAAGAATATTGAATGAAAATGGTGAAATTGCTTTGAAAGCCACAGTTCCAAAGAGACTGACCAAAAAAGCACCCACGAAGCGCAAGACTACCAAAAAACAAAAA